CTCAGTTTCTGATGATGGTATTAGCCCTGCAATTGACCTTTCTTTTGACTTTACTTTCTATGGCTCTACATTTAGCCAAGCAAGGATGGCAACCAATGGATGTTTGCATTTTGGTAATAGTGGTAGTTATTGTAACGACTATACTCCTGACCCTATTAACGGACAACACACCTATACCATATACGCTTTCTGGACCGATTTAATTAGAGACAACAATTCTCGTATGAAGTCTTGGGGAGACTCAAGCAAAATGATATTCGGTTGGTATGACCTTAGGGAGTACAACAGAGCATCAGACAACAGCTTTGAGATAATACTTTGGAATAATAATTCTTTTGATTTGCGCTACGGCCATTTAGATATTATTAATCATGATGTATTAATTGGTGAAGTGGGAGCCAACAAAGATGACTCCTATACTTACTACTATCATGATGAATGCGGTACAGGTACAACCAACTCATCTTCTTGCGTCAATAAAAATTGGAATGCAACATCTATCAATACCACGCTAGAAAATGGTGGATCTTTATATGGCGCAGGTAGTGGCAACGGTATTGATTGCAGCAATCCTTTAAATGATTCTAGTTGTAGCGGTTATGCAGATGCTTTATTAACGCAACAATGTAATATAAATTCTCTTTATGATGAGTCTTGCCCCTATTATTGGGATGCATATGATGACCAGCAATGCGATTTAGATCCTCAGTATGGCCCATTCTGCCCTGGCTACAGCCAACAAGAAGACGTGGGGTATTTTCAAGAAGATGAGTTTCATTACGGTTATGAAGAAGAAGAGCAGTTTGGCTACGAAGAAGAACCGATGTTTGAAGAGTTTGTATTTGAATTTGACGAACAGCACTTTGAAGAACAAGAGTTTATGTTTGAAGAAGAAATAATTTTTGAAGAGATGTTTCGTCAAGATGATTTTGTAGATCCATTTCCTTTGATACCAGATTTTGAAATGCCGAGTGAAGAAATATTTATTCCTGTGGAAGATTTAATTATTGAAGAGTTTATTTTTCAAGAAACATTTTTGGTAGAAGACTTTAGAGAGCCTGAAACTTTTATTGAGCTAGAAACTATTGAAGAATTAGAAGAATGGTTTGAGGAAGAAACTAGAAGAGAAGAAGATATTGCAGTATTAGAAGAACCAGAAGAAGAGTTTATAGAGGAAATTTTTGAAGAAGAGGTCGTTGAGGAGGTTTTTGAAGCTATAGAAGAAAGACTGGCTGAGGCTGAAATAGAAGAAGAGAGAATAGAGAAAGAAGAGACTATAGAAGAAGATGTATTTGAAGAAGAGTTTGAAGTTGCTGAAAGAGAAAATACAAAAGGTGAAAGTTCAATTAGTAGAGAAGTGGCTCTTAGGGTGGTTGCATCTACAATAAGAACCGCAAATCAAAGTGTTAGCGGTACTAACGCTGGTAATTCTATACATGCTACAGGCAATAGCGTGGCTGCTGGAAATGCCGTAAACAACTCATCTACGGCTGGTTTTAGTACAAGCAGCTCCCCTAGCATGTCAGATCAGTTTGCATCATCTACGGCTCAAACCAATCAAGTTCTTGATATGAGCAGTATGTCTGTATCAGATTCTTCTTTTGGCTCAACAACAGTAGGAACAGAAACGGTAACAACAGAAGTAACAGTTGCTAATGTAACAACAGAAACAACGCAAGATCAAATGGATACATCTATTGCATCTGTTGATTCTGACTCAGAAACTACCGTTGAAAATATTATTGCTCAAAACTTACAGACAGCTCAAGAACAAGTTGCAGCTAAACAAGAAGAAACTGGAGAGTATGGTTCAGAAAACGCTATTATAGCGGTTATGGGCTTTTTGCCAGGTTTTAATAGTTATAGAGCAGTAAACATACCTGAAAAAGAATTTTGGTATGAACCAAAAAGCATTTATACTAATAGCAACCTTTCAGATAATACTGCGGCTTTTTATGGGCTAGCAGGACAAAGCATAAAAACTTTGACTGAATTAAAAGAATTACAGCCAACATTATAGGAGACTGAAATGAATTGGTTTGAAAATAAAACAACGCAATTAATAGCTCTTGTTGGTATTGTTACAACGCTTGCTGGCTTTGGCTATCAAGGCGCTCAGTATGTTAACAGATTAGATAACCTAGAAGCTCAAATAGGCGGTATAGGTGATACCGAACAAAAACAAAAAGTTATTGAGGAAAGATTTGCAGGTATAGAAAAATCTGTACAGTATTTAGAAAAACAAATAGACGGCATTTCTGTTCCAGATGTTACTGAAATAAAAACAGATATAGCTACAATTAAAGCTGACATTCAATCTTTAAACAAAGAAGTAGATAAGATAGAAGCAAAGATGAATGATAAAAATCCATTAGCGGGGTAATTATGAAATTTGGTTTAATTAAAAATGTAGTAGGAGCGCTTGCTCCAACTTTAGGATCAGCATTAGGTGGGCCGTTAGGTGGACAAGCAGCATCAGTTATTGCTGGTGTGCTTGGATGTCAAGCAGATCCAAAATCTATTAACAAAGCTATACAAGAGGCTACTCCAGAACAAATGTTAGAGCTTAAAAAGGCTGAACAAGGTTTTGAGCTTCAAATGAAAGAGCTAGATGTAGATATATTTAGATTAGAAACAGCAGAAAAACAAGACGCTAGAAAAACTTTTAACAAAGACTGGACAGCAAGAATTATGGGTACTTTTGTTGTTGGTGGATTTATGGGTTATATATTTTTAGTAACCTTACAACCACCTGAGCAAAACTCTGAAGCTTTAATTAATTTAGTGTTAGGATATTTAGGTGGGCTGGCATCAGCAGTTATATCGTTTTACTTTGGAGCATCCAATACGGGTGATAAAAAAGATGGCGAGTAGAAATACAGTACAATCTGTTGCATCAGATTTAAAATCGCATGAGGCAAAATGTGAAGAAAGATGGAAGACCATATTCAAAGAAACAGCAGAGATCAAGCAAGAGATGAACGATTTAAACAAAACCCTAAGAATAGCAATGTTTGGAACTTTTGGCTTTATAGGAACTTTATTTATCGCTTTTGTAACAATCGTATTCGGAAACTAATGCACACCTCAGATAAAGGCTTTGAGCTTATAAAAAAATTTGAAGGCTGTGAACTTGAAGCTTATCAATGTGCTGCTGGAGTATGGACTATAGGTTATGGCCATACCAAAGATGTACAAGAAGGCGATAAGTGGTCTGAAGAAAAAGCAGACTTTATGTTATGGCGTGAGCTTGATGACGAGTATGAACATTATGTTAATTCATTGGTAACTGTCCCAATGAATCAATCACAATTCGATTCTTTGGTTTCTTGGACATATAACTTAGGGCCAAACAATTTAAAAAGGTCTAGCATGCTTAGAGTTTTAAATGAGGGAAAATACGATGAAGTTCCCGCGCAAATGAAAAGATGGAACAAAGCAAAAGGCAAGGTTTTGGCTGGTCTTACAAGAAGAAGAGAGGCAGAAGCTTTGATGTTTGAGGGTAAAAGCTGGGAACACATATAAAATGGCGTTACAAAAAACATTATTCAAACCAGGGGTAAATAGAGAAGGAACTGATTATAGTAATGAGGGCGGTTGGTTTGATATTAATCTTGTAAGATTTAGAAAAGGTTTGCCAGAAAAATTTGGCGGCTGGGCAAAAGAAAATCTTAATACTTTTTTAGGAACTTGCAGAGCTTTACATGCTTGGGTAGCCTTGGGTGGAACTAAATACTTAGGTTTAGGTACAACTTGGAAATATTATATAGAAGAAGGATCTACCTTTAATGATATTACCCCAATAAGATCTACGACCAGCGCTGGAGATGTTACCTTTTCTGCATCCAACGGCGATGCGACAATTACCGTCGCTGATACAGCTCATGGGGCAGTACAAAATGACTTTGTAACTTTTTCTGGAGCGGCGTCTCTTGGCGGCAATATTACTGCTACCGTACTTAATCAAGAATACCAAATAGCGACAATCGTAAATGCTAACTCTTATACAATAGAAGCCAAGGATACTAGCGGAGCTACTGTAACAGCCAGCGCAAGTGACAGCGGTAATGGAGGGGGTTCTACGGTTGGAACTTACCAAATAAATGTAGGTCTTGATGTTTATGTTCCTGGAACTGGCTGGGGTTTAAATGGGTGGGGTGAAGGAACCTTCGGTTCTGTTACTGCTTTATCTGTTACCAACCAGTTAAGGCTTTGGACTCATGATAACTTTGGCGAAAACTTAATTATAAATGTTAGGGGTGGAGGTATTTATCAATGGACTGAAAACAACGGCGTTGGAACAAGAGCCGTTGATATGTCTGGAATAGCTGGTGCTAATTTAGTACCTACGGTTGGCTTGCAAGTTATTACTTCAGAAATTGACAGACATTTAATTGTTTTGGGCGCTGATCCAATTAATGATGCGGGTTCAGCTAGAACAGGTACCGTTGACCCTATGCTGATTGCTTTTTCCGATCAAGAAAACAATTTAGACTTTGAACCAACAATTACCAATACTGCTGGATCTTTAAGACTATCTTCTGGTTCTTCTATTATTGGAGCTGTTAAATCAAGACAAGAGGTATTGGTTTGGACTGATACTGCTTTATACAGCATGCAGTTTGTTGGGCCGCCGTTTACATTCTCTGTTAATTTAATTAACGAGGGTACTGGTTTGGTAGGGCCAAAAGCTGCAACAACAGCTACTTCTGCTGTTTACTGGATGGGATATAACAATTTTTACGCCTATAATGGTAGCGTACAAACTTTGCCTTGCAGCGTTCATAATTACGTATTCAACGATATTAACCTTACGCAATCTTTTAAAGTTAACGCTTTTACAATTGCTGATAAAAATGAAGTGGGTTGGTTCTACTGCTCTGCTTCAAGCAACGAAATAGACAGATACGTTATTTATAACTATGCAGAACAAACTTGGGTGTATGGTCAACTTAGTAGAACGGCTTGGCTAGATGCTGGTATAGAAAACTATCCTAGAGCTGTAAGCAGCGGTTATCTATATCAACAAGAACTAGGCTTTGACGATGATGGCTCGCCGATGACAAATGTATTTATTGAAAGCTCTGACTTTGATATAGGTGATGGCGAACAGTTTACTTTTATTAGAAGAATCATACCTGACTTTAAATTTATCCAAAATGATAACGAGAGTGGCTCAGTTAATATTGTCGTTAAAACAAGAAACTTTCCTGGAGATTCTCTAACAACCAACTCTACCAGCGCTATACAAGCCAATACTCAACAAGCTTACGTTAGAGGCCGAGCAAGGCAAATGGTCTTAAGGTTTGAGTCAGATGATGATGCTGAAAACAACGGTAACTTAGGAATTGGCTGGAGACTCGGCGCAACAAGAATAGATATTAGAACTGACGGAAGGAGATGAGCAAGCTACTTCCAACTCAGCTCCCGCAAGCGCAAGGAGAGGGCGTTACTTCTTCTACTTTTAATAGACTTATAAGAATTTTAGAGATAAACTTAGGAGCAGTAGACCCTGATAATACTTTGCAATTATCAACTACGCAACGTGATAAGTTAAATTTTAATCTTGGCACGCTAATCTTTAATACGACAACCCAAGTGTTGCAAGTATTTAACGGGACTGAGTTTATTGATTTAATGGATGAACCCAATCCTCAAGGATACGAAGCCCAAGGTTTACTGGGTAGTATTTCGGTAAAAACAAACGGAAATATTACAATAACCTTGTAAATAATAAAATAACATATGGAACAAGGTATGCTTGCAGAACAATTAGAACAAGACTATCAGCTAAAGAATCTTCTTTTGGCTTATCCTAACGATTGGTTTATTGATAAAGAAACTCTAGAAAAAACAAAACTATCTCTTCCAAACTTATTAAAATTTTACAAATCAGAAGGTACTCAAAACCCAGACCCTACTTTGGTTCAAAGTATTATTGAAGAAACAGTTAAAGATGTGTACAAAGTTCCTTTGTTTTCTCAAACATTTTGCAATCTACTAATAGACGAAATGAAAAACTTAGAATCTTTTTACGGCTTTACGCCAAATCCAGACGAGGATAAGTTAAGACAAATACCAGAAATAGTATTGCAAGAATGTTGTCTTCCTATATACAATTCTTTATTAGAGATAGTTTTTTCAGTTGTTAATCCTATCTTATTAAGCATTTGGAATCGTCACGTAACAGGCGGAGGCATCCAAATAGCAAATTATAATTTAAAAGACAAAAAACAAGGTGCTTGGCATCACGATGCTAGCGCAGATATAAGCATTGTTGTTCCTTTAAATACAGGCGAATACGAGGGCGGTGGAACAGAATTTTTAAACCGAGGCATTGTTGATCCCATCCCAACAGGAAATGCTTTGATATTTCCAAGCTTTACGCATATGCACCGAGGCTTACCAGTAAAAAGCGGCAATCGCTATTTGTTGGTTTTTTGGTTAACATGTGATGAAGAAAAGAGTAAAATTTAAATATGATTATTGACAATTCAGGAACAGGTATAGCAAGTTTAGGCAGGGATGAAGATCGCTTTGTAGCACACGTTGCTCCAGGCGAAAGAGTTATTCCTCCAGTAATAAGCGCTGATACGCAAGCAAGATTAAGCAGAGAAATGATGGCGGCTGGATTAGATCCAGATGAGTATATTGTAGGGCCGCATATGAGTATCAACCCGATTACAGGGCAACCTGAGTTTGGTTGGTTGAAAAAAACTTTTAAATCTGTAAAAAAGGTAGCCAAAAAAGTTGCTCCTGTAGCGATGTTTATTCCTGGCGTAGGTCAGGCTTTAGGCGCTGTAGGTGGATCTTTGTTAGGTAAAGTTGGTTTAGGCAACGTAGCTAGCGGTATTGGTGGTTTGGTTGGCAAAATTCCAGGTCTTGGCGGAGTTGGAAATGCTATTACAGCAGGTTCTGGCGGCGGACTAGGAAGCGCTTTATCATTTGGTAAGCAAGCAATTACATCTGGAATAGGTGGTTTGTTTACTCCTAAAGGTATGATGGGACAAGCGATGCAAGGTGGGTTTGCTCCAAGCGAACAGGGTGGTTATGTTCCAGGATATAACATTCCTCAACAATACTACGGTGGCGGATTTATGCCGACTTTTGGCTATTCTCCTGGTTATCAAATGCCTTCTTCTCCATCTGGTTATGATCCAGCTACTGGTAGCGGTCAAAGCAGAATTGGTTTAATAGAAGACTTTATTAAAGGCAACAGATCTGGGTATGATCCAAGAACAGGATCAGGTCAAAGTAGAATAGGTATGATAGAAGACTTTATTAAAGGTGGCGCAAGCGGTATTAAAGATACTTTCACCAAAGAAGGTGGCGGACTTAACACTTTGGGCGCAGGTGGACTTGCAGCTTTGGTTGGTAAGATAGCTTACGATCAAGCTAAGAGCAGATCAGGTGGCTTGGCAGAAACTCCAGCAGTAACAATGGATCAACTTGGCAGATATCAAATATCTAAAGCTTTAGGTACAGGTGGTACTAGAGAAGAGTTTGGACTTGCTCCAGCTCCAAAAGCTTTAAAGTTTGCTCAAGGTGGCGCAGTTATGATTGAAGAACTTGACATGCGAGACGGCGGTGAATCTGCTGGACCAGGGACTGGTACTTCAGATGATATACCCGCAATGTTAAGTGATGGTGAGTTTGTAATGACCGCTAAAGCTACACGTGGCGCAGGCGCATTTGACGTCAACAAAACCAAATCTGGTATTGAGCTTATTAAAGGTGGTAGCGCTTCACGCGAAGAAGGTGTAAAAAATATGCGTGAGTTAATGAATATTTTTGAGGCAATATAATGGCTAAACCGATGTTACCAGTTTTAGACTTAGTAGACAGAAGAGAGGTCATTTCAGACCCAGCTTTACGAGAGCTGTATTTTGGTTCTACCGATACTCCAGGTTTAATAGCGCAAGCAACTGAAGCAGCGCAAAAATCTTATTTAGATCAACCAGCTATTTTACAAGAAACAGCAGGATTAACTGGTCTTGAAAGAGAAGCAAGAGATATTGCTAGAGCTGGAATAGGTTCTTATCAGCCCTTTTTAAGACAAGCAGAACAGGCTTACGGCTCAGGTCTTGGCTCTTTACAAGCAAGTTTAGGGTTTGGCGGACCGTCAGCTAGACAGCTTCTTGGGCAATCTTTACGAGGTTACGACCCAAGAATGGCAGACCAGCTTTACAATCCTTTTGAACAACAAGTTGTTCAGCAAACAATTCAAGACACTTTAAAAGCTGCTGAAATGCAAGACATTCAGCAAAGAGCGGCAGATATTGCTAGAGGCGGAGAATCAGCGTTTGGCTCAAGAGCTAGATTAACAGCGCAAGAAAGACAAGAATCTTTAGGTCGAGGCTTAGGCGACGTTTTAAGTAGAATTAGATCTGGAGGATTCCAGACAGCCCAAGAAAGAGCGTTAAGAGAATTAGAAAGTCAAAGATCAGGCGCTAGATCAGCAGCTCAATTAGAGTCTGGATTTGGCGGACAACTTTCTGGAGCTCAAAGATTATTTGGTTCTGACATGGCTAGCCTTGGCGCAGCAGGTCAGAGGTTAAGAGCAGAAGATGTGGCTCAGCTAACAGGTCTTGGCGCAACAGAAAGAGGAATTGAAGAGCAGAGACTTGCAAGAGAGTTCGCTCAACAACAACAACAAAGAATGGCTCCCTTGCAAGCAACCAAATTTATTCAAGGTTTTGCGCCGCAATATCAAGCAAGTCAAACCATAATAGACAAAGATTATAGAAAGCCACCAGATCCATATGCAAGCGCTATATCAACAGCGCTTGGAACATATGCTTCTTTGGCTCCTAAGCAAGTGGCTGCTCCAGCCCCAGCCCCAGCTCCAACACCCTCTTCATCTCCTGGATATGGGAGCGGAATGATGTTTACTGGTTATCAACAGCCTCAAGTTAATTTCGGTATGCAACAACAACCGCAACAAGGTTTTTATAACGCAGCAATACCATATCAAGTTCCTCAACAACAAGGATTAGGCGCATACATGCAATCTTTCTCCACCTCTCCTGCTCCAGTCGCCCCGCAAATGCCTCAACAAGGAATATACGGAGCGCCTCAAGCATATAGAGGAACTTACGCTTAAAGGAATAATATGAATGTACTGCAAAGGAGAATGTTTCAAACAGGCGGACCTTCAGACAAACTGATTCAAGTAGAACCAGTAAATTCTGAGCTTGTACGCTATTACGTACAGCAGGGTTACAGTCCTTTAGAAATACAAGAAGTTTACCCAGCAGCTAATCTTGGTCTTATCGAGCAGATAGCCAGAGAAGAAGGCGGTAGTTTAAATCCAGCAGTATCTTTAGGCGAATCTTTTACAGGTTCTCCAGTTGTTACTCCAGCGCAAAGGGCAGATATTATTTCTGAAAGCATATCGACTCCAGTTGGAAATTTATCTTTTGAAGCATCAGCAGACCCAGAATTACCAAATTTAGAAGATGTTAGCGTTGTTCCCAAAAGCGTTAGAGACTATATAACAAACGCTGGCGGAGTTTTAGATAGAGCTAACCTAGTTAGAGGATTAGGCGTTAGCTTTGGTATGTCTGAGGCAGAAGCAAACTCAGCGATTGATTTAGTAACTGGATCAACCGTTCCAGAAAGAACAACTGTTGATACTCCAGGATTACCTGGACTTGCAGACGTGATGACTGGCGAACAGGCTGAAGTTGCAAGCTCAGTATTAGGTCCTAATCAATATCGAGCAAGTGACGGCAAGGTATATAACGTAGATCCAAAAAGATTTGCTGAAATATTAAATTCAGAAAATGTTTTTGAAATACAAGCTTTAATACAAAACCCAGAGGTAGAATACGGATCTAATTTACAAGAAGCTATTAGAGATACAATTGGAAGACGAGCCGCATCTTTTTCAAGCGTTAGTCCGTCAACTTTTAAATTTGGAGAAATGTTGCCAGATTATTTAAATTTGCAAACAGGATTACGAGACATTGCTGGAGTTGGTATAGAAAGTTTAGCCGAGTTTGGCGAAGGTCTTTATAACTTAGGAAGAAGAGGTCTTGCAGGGTTTATAGGGGAAAGAGAAGCTGATACTGGAGATAGAGATATATTTAAAGGTGAAAGATACCCGATGGGTGAAGATAAATTTATAGGCGGTTTTGAACAAGGGCTTTTACCAGAAAAATCGGGTGGTTTAAGAATGGGTATTCCAGCCGCTGATTTAGATAGCTTAGTATTAAGATCATCAACAGGACAGGTAGAACAACCAGTCGAAGATGAAATAGGCAAAGAATTACAAGATCTTGAAAATCAAGAGCAAGCAGATAAGGTAAATGCTGAAGCTGCTGGTAGCGAGATAGAAGATGCTGTTGCTGACGAAACTCAAGCAGATGCTGAAGATGTTGCAGATACTGTTACAGATGAAGAAGGCGATAAAACCGAAGAACAGAAAAAATCAGATGCGGAGCCTCCTGTCGTATCATCAGCAAGCACTCCAGAACAAGTTGGAACTGTATTTAACAATCCAGATTTTATTAGCTACGTAGCAAATCTATCAAAAGGAATAGCTAAGACTGGAGAAGTTGGTTCAGGCTTAGCTTTAGGTTCAGCTTTGGCTGCTGAAGAAAGAAGTTTGAGAGATTTAGAAAAAGAAAAAGCAGATAGAGAATTTTTATTAAAAGCTATTGAGAGTGGGCAAAGTCCAGATTTAACACCATCTGATATTGGAAAATTAGATGATATGACTTACAGCCTAAATGAAAATATTAAAAATTATGAAGGATCCAGGGCTTCTGTCGCAATTATGAATGATGCTATTTCTTTATTTGAAGAAGCGGTAGAAAAAGGAGTTGCAATTACTGGTTTGCCAGGAAGAATAAATAGATTTAAAGATCAGGCAGCAGCATTTATAGGAGTACCTGATTCAAATGTTTCTGATGCAACAAAAATTGCAAACTATATTGAACAAGTAAAACAAAGAAGCATTAGAGATATATTAAACGAATCAGGGAGAACCATATCTAATCTAGACAGAGAAATTGTTGATAAAGTATTTGGAGATTTAAATCTAACAGATAAACCTTCTGAAATTTTGAAAAAATTAAAAAATGCAAGAAGAAGCTTAATAGATAGCAATCTTGAAAGACAAAGAAATGTTAAAAAAACCTACAGGCTTTTACAAAACCCAGTTTATGGAAATGTTGGTATAGATGCTATTTCTCCATATAGATCAATTATAGAAGCAATAATTAATGCTAGCCCGTCTGATGCTAAATCAATGACAAATGTTGGCGAAATTTTTGACCTTGATATGAGAGGCGAGTTCAATCAATGAACACCTACAATATTAAACTGACGGATGATCTAACCATTCCAGTCAGAGCAAAATCTGCCGAAGAAGCGCAAAGAATTATTAGAGCCGAAATGGTTAAAAGAGAGGCATCTCCGCTTTTCGACAAAGTATATTTTGATTACGAAACAGGTATTAACGTACCAAGTCTAAGAGCAGCTCTTGGCAGACAGGAGAAAAGAGAAGAAAAAGAAAATGTTTTAAGGGCCTACGTTGATAGCTCTGGATTTACCGAAACTACCAAAGGTGATTTTGCAATTACTCCAGAAGGGCAAAGGGCTCTCGCCGACAAAGGGCTGTTAGACAAAGACAAAATATCTGATAAAAATATTGTTATAGAGGAAAATAAAATGGGAACTGCTGGAGACTTTGCAGATTTCTCTGGAGCTGTTGGGCCAATTTTTGGAGCTATAGCAGCTTTAAGTCCCCAGCTAAGAATTGCAAAAGGCATTCAATATTTTTTTAAATCTCCGATGGTATCAAATGCTATCGCAGCTGGACTTGGTTCTGCGGGCGGTAAAGCAGCTGAAGAAGGTTTAGATTTAGCCCAAGGCTATCAAGAAAAAGATGCAAATGAATTAGCTGATCTTCTTAAATTTGAATTTGGGGTTGGTACCGTTGCTCAAGGAGTTGGCGACATAGGTTTAAAAGCTGTTGGAGCTTTCTTTGGTAGAAAGGCTCCAATAGAAAATATTAGAGATGCTTGGGCTGCAAATAGAGGCGTCAGTATTGATGATGTAAATAGACTAGACGAAAAACTTGGCAGACTTGCAACTGAATCTGATATTAAAAAAGCAATTAAAAGCGGAGAAATAAAACCGTTAGACGCAAGAGCCGTACTTAGCCAAAGAACTACAGGCCGAGCACTTCAGGCAAGATTTCAAGGAGCTGGAGAAACCATTTTTGGCAAAACAAAAAGAGAGCAAGGAATTATTAATTATAATATTGCGGCTTTAAACCAGTTAAAAAATAAAATTGCAGACAAAAGAGCTAAGCTAGAATCTTATTCTGATTTTGCAGACTCAGACTCAAGAGTCATATCTGAGCTTAAAGCCAGAAGAGCAGAGTTGGACCAAGCAGAAAAAAGCGTTCAAAACGAATTAAACAGATTGCTTTCAGATTTAGCTGATGAAACAGCTGGTTTCAATTCTGCGATAATGAATGCTGGTACGCCAGGAAAAAAAGAATTAGGTCAAAATGTTCAAGAGACAATATCAGCAGCGTATAAAGCAATACAAGACGGTCATCAACAAGCTTACGGGAAAATAGCCGATAGATTAAATAAACTAAGCCCAGAATATACTGTTGATTTAAGTGATATTGGTAAAGAGCTAGATGAAATAATTGGCAGAGCTAGAAATATAGGGCAAAAAAATATTCCTGATGAGTTAAAAAAATTAAAAAAAGCTATAGAAGAGAAGCCAGAATTTACTTTAAAAGAATTGGTAGAAACAAGAAAAGTTGTCAGAGGCTTGCATGATATTAAAGAACTTTCAGGAGATGCAACCCAGGCTGTAAAAGAAACTTTTAAAGCTTTGGATAATAAAATTAACGATCTTCCAAACAATCTACACTCGATTAAAGGAGACTCTAATAAAGTTGTAAAGATTATAGAAGATTTAAAAAAAGAAAATAAACTTTACTACGAGAATCATTTGCCTTTTGATAAAGCAAAAGTTAGAAAAATAATGAGCAATAAAGAAATTGATGCCGATGACGTATATAACGCAATCTTTAAACTAAATGAAGTTGGAGATGCCAAAGCTTTAATTCAAGCTATTCCGTCGGCGAAAAGGGCAGCATTACAACAAGGCTTGCTTAGAAGATAT